TTCGCTTGCTCCAGGAATACTGCTTTTAGCAACATCACCTGCTTTTTTAAGAGCAGTTTTAATACCTGTAGGGTCATCAGCAGGATCAGCAGTTCTCAAATGGCCGTGCGATGTATCATCCCAGCCTGCAGAACGTTTGATCATTCCTGTATCTGCACCTTTATTAAATTTTGTAACGTCTGCTTGCCCCGTGTCGCGTTTAGTTTTATTTCTATCGTTGTCTTTTGGTCCGTTTTCTAATTCAGGATAAAGTTCTTGCATAGCAAGATGGACCGCCCTTCCTTTTGTAACTTTGGTTTTATTGTAATAAGGTTTTGCTCGCTGTACCACAAGATTTACATCAACTGATCTATAGTAAGGGTCACGATTAGGATAGCCAATAGTATCTAGAACTTCTTGGCGAAGATCTTCGTCTGCACTTTCTACTAAAATTATTTCGTTAATTCTCATGCTTGTTTTTTCCTACCGCTTGCCCAATATCCTGCTATTGCACCAATACCAGTTCCTGCTTTTTTATATTTATCGACATTTCCGCCGGTTTTTTGTGCAACCTTTTTACCAATATATCTACCTGCAACTGCACCTGCCGCAGTTCCTACTGCTCTTTTTGTAAAACTTGTTCTAGGTTCTTTGTAATCGGATTTTGTAATATGCCCTCGGTATTTGACCATGGTGTTTAAAGGACTCATTAATTCGCTACCCTTTGCAATTCTTCTAATTTCCTGAACCATTTTTGTTATTACTGTTTGTTTAGTAGCAAATCGCAAATTACCCCAATCAGTAATATATCTCCTCCAACGTAAATATCTACCATCTTTGATTTTTAGTTGTCTTTCTAGACGCATGTAGTAAGTTAATGCTTCATTTTTTGCGTCGTTCGCACTTGCTAATTTTCTCATCCATAGTATATGCTGTTGAGTATTAAAATTTAACGATTCCAAAAATCTTTTGCTTGCGCCATGGCTTTGATATCTTAAATGTTTGTTAGCAGGATTGTTTATAGCATAACAAAGTACATAAAGATCAGTTGCATGGGTTCTAAACAGTGTATACGAACCATATCCCATGGTTCTCTTTGCGTATGCACTTGCATAATCATGCTGTTTGTCATCTTGCAACATTAAATAGAGCACTAGAGTATTAAGATATGCTAAATCTGCAATGTCTCTGCCATTTATATTTCTAAATTGTGCTGACGTTCTATATAATCTTGATTCGCAAAGGTCTTGATTAATAAGTTGCAGTTCCATATTATGCTCCAGGCTTTCCTGTGCCAAAGTTATGCTTGCTGAAATCTAATCTATCAACTAATTTAATAGCATTGCCCATTCTGTCTACTGCAACAAAACCTTCTTCGCCGGTTACTTCGTAATCTCCGTTGTCGCCTACAACAAATGTAGGTATTTTTTGCAGTGCCCCTAACTTTCTTAGCAAAACAAGTTTAGATTCTATAATTTTTAAATACAAATCATACACAGCAACAATGCCTGGAATGTGTTCTTTGATAAATTTTACACCTTGCACCATTGCTTCTGTTTTACGATCTTTTGTTGCTTGTGTTTTTACTTTGTCAATTTCTTTTTGCATGTAATTGATATATTTTTGGACAAATCCTTGTGCAAATTTAGTAGGATTTTGTTCAAACTCGCCTACTGTTTTAATATTTGCATTTACATGTGCTTTGAGTTGTTGCAAAAATTCTTTACCAATTAATTCGTTGCCTTTTTCTAACCAACTAAAAGTTTCAGAGTCAATACTTTTCAAATATGTATCTGCTTGCTTAATTGATTGTAGCACATCATTACTTTCTTGTTTTGTGAGAGTTACTGTTCCACTAAGATCTCTAATAGTAGCATCGGTATGCCAAACACCCTTTGCTTGGCCCAATACACTGCTGTCGAATCCAAATTTTGCTGTGGTATCTGCTAATGTTTGGCCCCCGGTATATTCTGTATGGAACACTATTCCTAAATCAGCACTTAATATTTGTTTTGCTAAGTCACTTTGTGTGGGGACAGCATAAACAATAGTGTTAGGATTAAATGTTATATATTCTTCACCTGAAATATTAGCGGTTTTAAAATCTTCTTTGCTGGCCCAAAGCAAATCTCCTTGAGCAACTGTGTTCCAATTTAATTTACTGAGAGATCTGAGAGCTAATTTTAATTTATTTCTTAATCCAGAACCATCTTTTTCGCCCACATCGGCATGGTTTATGTCAATATCTTTTTCAGTAAAATTAAGTTTAGGTTTTTTAGCAAATACACCTTTGGTGCCCACAAAAAATTTGCCTGTTTCTGGATCACGTCCTGCAATAATAGCAGGTGCACCGTCCCATTTTGTAGTAATATTAATTGGTGCTTTGGTATTACCTTCTAGCATTTGATGTAAACTATACAAATAATTTACTGCTTCTTTTGCGCCTGCAAAACCTTTATTAAAGATATTATCTTCTAAATGTTCTAAGTGAACATTTTTACCATCTTTAGATTCTAGTATGTAACTCTCTGAAAGAATTTGTGTTACTAGAGGTTTCGATATTTCTGCAAATCTCATGTCTAATACTGATCTCTGGTAGCATTTTGGAATGGCTCGTCGCCTGTTCTAGCCGCTAACTTAGCATCTCCTGCAGGGTTAATAGCCGCATTTGGTTTAGTAGTATCTAATGCTGTCTTACCTTGCTGATTATCATATCTGGTTCCTCTAGCAGAACTTCTCATGTCTGAAGTATCTAGTTCTCGCTCTCTGCCTAAAACATAATCTGCAACCAAATGTGCAACATTTGCATTTTTAATATCTATTAAAAGTTCGTCAACATGTGGTAGACCCAGTTGTGCTGTAGCACCTCGGTCTGCAATCTGGCCATTATTAGGTGCTCCTGGATTGTCAACTACCCATTGTGCTCCCATCCATAAGTAGTTCACATTACCAAGTTTTTTAGATAATCCTGCATTAGTGCCTTTTTTTCTACCCGGGACAATTGGGCCATCTTTGGCAGGATTTGCTCCTACTGTAACTGATGAGGGAACTGCAACTTGTTTGGGTTCTGCTTCGTTAAAAAGTTCATTAAGTTTCATATTAATTCCCTCCTCTTACTACTTGTACATTGTCTGCACCTCTTTTAGAAGTATCAATTTGCCCTAACTTATCCATAAGATAATTTTTTTCTTGTTTAGTTAAAGTATCTACTTGTGCTTTAATTTCAATTGGGAGTTCAGTATGTTGAGGGCCTTGTACTTGTGGCTTGCCGCCTGCTAATGCACCGCCTATTGCGGCACCGGCGATACCAGCAATCTTTTTACCAATACTGGCATTTTTATCACCTCTAGTAGCCTGAGCCATACCCTGTGTTTTACCACTAAAATAGTCTTTAGCACGTTGTACCATGCCAGGTTTTTTAGGAGTAGACCCGTCGATATCGTAACCGTGTTGTTGTGCTAATTGCTGTGCTAGTAGCCCAGTGGCAACCTGGCCATCTTTATTAGTCCAACTGTTAGTTGCGGCAGTATATGTATACACATTACCGTTTTTATCTTTTGCAGTTGCCTTGTCTGCTATTTGCTCTACAATAACATCATTAATCTTCATCTTGTTCTCTCTGGGCTTCTTTGATAACTTTCTTAATGCCTCTGGAGAACTTTGATGGATCTTTTGCTTTGATGCTGTTCACTAATCTATTTGTTAGATCTTTAGCCGTTGCTTCGTCGTAAGCAGACTCAATACGTTCGATCAAATGAATAGCACTATTGATAACATGGTCGCCCCTGTTCTCAACTATGTGGTCTCTATCTCTATCTATCGATATTTGATTGAGTTCTTCTAATATACTTCGTGTTTTACGCACAAGCTCTCCGTTGTTTACTACTATTTATCATTACAAGTCATTCTTTTTTAAGAACTCACGCATGTTCATTGCTTGGGAGATAGTATCCTGTGCTTCTGGTTGTTCTGCTTTTATACTTCCTGTGCGTTTTAATTGGTCGACAAGACTGCCGGTTGTAATAGTCATTGCGTCTTCGTCGCCTTCTTCTAAATCTTCAATTCGCAAAGTGTCTGGATTAAATTTTAAGTCTACTTTTGTGCCTACACCGCTACTAGAACGTGTTTTCATAAACTGTATTTGATATCTACCTTTTTCTCGCATAGCATTACTAGTAAAAATACCTACAACATTATCTGCTGTCTGTATCTTACTTAAACCACCTGCAATATGATGGTGATCAAATTCAATCTCTTCTACTGCCGCTCTGTTTAATTGCGAAGCAGTTACACAAAGTAGATCTCTTTCTACTGCTAAATTACGAATTTCTTCAGAAACATATTTGTCTTTGATAAACAAATCACTGCCGCTTACTTTTGCACTAATAGGCATCATCAAATCCAAATAGTCTACTAACAGTGCATCAACTTTTTCACCACTTTGTATTTCATATTCTCTTAAAAATACACGCAAGTCGTTTGCATTAATACCATTAGGCATCTGCTTAACACGCAATTTACCTGCACCTTTTGCTTTCATTCGAACCTTGAGGTCAACATCTTCCATGTTTTTCATAATTTCTTTAGTGCCAAAACCGCTCACCATTGCATCAAGACGCATACTGATAAGTTGCTCACTAAGTTCTAAACTAACATAAACAACATTAAGTCCTGCTAACACCCAATTAACAGCAAAATTTTGCAAGAACAAACTTTTACCTGCGCCTGATCCCCCTGCGAAGATTGTGATTTCGCCTCTGTTCAGCCCACCGTAAAGTTTGTGATCGATCGCTTTCCAACCTGTGCTTATTGCTCCTGCTTGGTCTTTTATCCATTGTAGTCTTTCCTTGGGATTTTCAAAATAGTCTAAGCCTAAATCTTTAACAAGACCTACCTGACTTGCATCTTTAATTTTATTTTCTACTGTGCCATAATCTTGTTTTTCTAACAAGTCTGTGCTTTCAATAATTGCTTGTTCTAGTGCTTTGTGTCTACAAAATGTTTCAAATTCTGCCAAGAACCAATTGTGATGATCAACTGTTACGTTAGGTATCGGTTCTAAGTCTATTCCGGCCGCGGCACTTACTTGCTCTGGTGTAGGTATACTGTTATATTTTTCGCTGTGGCTTTGAAAAAGTTCTACAGCATTTCTATATTTTGAATTAAAAAATGATGGTTTAACAATACTTTGACATCTAGCAAATAAGTCTTTATCACTTAATAAAAACCTTAAAAATAATTCTTGTACTTCTTCTGTGTATTGTTTTATATCGCTCATAAAATTTCTCTTGATCTTAGCTCATTAATTATATATCTTGCAAATATACTATGGCCTGTTTTATTTGGATGGGTATCTTCCTTGCTTACAGTATGTCCCTTTATGATTGTAGACATTGAGTCAAAACACCTATAATCTAAATCAGGAATAGTTTCTAATAGCAATAAATGATTTTTTGCTACTTGCATATTTAAACCGGGTCCAGGAAATATTTTTTGTAGGTTGGGATTTTGCAAATAATGTATTGGCTCTTTGATGTATTGTTGTAAAAGATTTTTAATTATATGTGGCGTATTAACTAACGATAAACCTGTATAAAACACCTTGCACCCTAATTTATTCATTACAGTGTCGAAACTTACTAAGTTATTTAAAAACTTTGTATAAGTTGTTTCATTGGCGAGTTGAATTTCCTCAAACTGTCTATTTCCTTTCGATAATTTTTGTACAAGTTTTTTATCTATATCAGCATTACATGAAATATCATCATATACAACCTGTTTGTTTAAATTTCCTATCCAAACACCAGTATCCGAATCATAAAATTCAGATCTTG